CTGCCCGGCCTGAACGCCCTGTTTGGTCTGGAGTACGCACGTTACGGCGAAGAGCACAAGGAAATCTACGAAACTGAGACTTCCGAGCGTTCTTTCGAAGAAGAAACAAAGCTGTCTGGCTTCTCCGCAGCGCCTGTTAAAAACGAGGGTAGTGCAATTCGTTATGACAACGCACAAGAGGCATGGACTGCTCGATACAACCATGAAACCATCGCTTTGGGTTTCTCGCTGACCGAAGAGGCCATCGAAGACAACCTGTACGACAGCCTGTCTGCTCGTTACACCAAAGCTCTGGCTCGTGCTATGTCTTACACCAAGCAAGTCAAATCAGCAAACGTACTGAACAACGGCTTTAGTGCTGCCTATACCGGCGGTGACGGTGTCGCTCTGTTCTCTACTGCACACCCGCTGGTTTCTGGTGGCACTAATAGCAACACCCCAGCAACTGCCGCTGACCTGAACGAAACCTCGTTGGAAAACGCTGTGATTCAAATCGCTGCGTGGACTGACGAACGTGGTCTGCTGATTGCTGCTAAGCCTAAAAAGCTGATCGTTCCTCCTGCTCTCCAGTTTGTTGCTACTCGTCTGTTGGAAACTAGCCTCCGTGTTGGTACCACCGACAACGACATCAACGCTCTGAAGAACAACGGTTCGATCCCAGAAGGCTACACGATCAACCACTTCTTGACCGACACAAACGGCTGGTATCTGACTACCGACGTTCCAAACGGCATGAAGCACTTTGTTCGTACGCCTCTGGCTAACTCAATGGATGGTGACTTCGACACAGGTAACGTACGTTACAAGTCTCGTGAGCGTTATTCGTTCGGTTGGTCTGATCCGTTGGGTATGTTCGGTTCGCCGGGCGCGTCAGCGTAAGGAAATGGGGGGCTATCGCCCCCCATTTTTGTATGGTATAAAGTAATAAACCGGGAATCCGGTACGTCAAACTGATCCGGCAGACGACATGCACGATTGGCGTACTTAACTTTGCATGTAAGGACAATTCATTATGGGTTTCGCTACTCACCTTGGCCCTTGGCTGCTTGGTACTGTTAAAAACACTACTGGCACCACTGCTGGCACAATCCGCAATATGGGCGCAACTATCGTTGCTCAGACCTACACGGCTCCTACTTCTGTCATTCTGGCAACTCCTGCGGCACAGCAAATGTTTGTGCTCCCTGCTGGCTCTAAGATCGTCCGTTTTGGCCTTGAAGTTAATGTTGCCTTGACCGGCGCGACTAACTGCGGCGTTACCATCGGTAGCAGCGGCACTGCCAACCTGTATATGGCTTCGGTCAACACCGGCACTTCGGCTGTTCAGACTTCTCCAGCTACCATTGCAGCAGCTACTTCAGGTCTTTACGACAACATCGGTACAACTGACGCAATCATCTTTGGTACGTTTACCGCAGCTACTGCTGATGCTACTGCTGGTACGGTTACTGTTACTGTTGAGTACATCGTTCGTAATTCCGACGGCGCTGCTAACCCTACTGCTACTCAACAATAATAGGGGGGCATCATCATGATGCAAACAGACGTTAAAAGTGCGGCAGCGGCAGCGAACGCGACGACCACTATTTTTGATGGCCCCACACGCATCAAAGGTATATCTATTAGCTATTCCACCGGTGCAACGGTTGTTTTAAACGACGGCACAGGTGGCACAGCAAAGTTCTCTTTCACTGCACCAGCGGCGGCGGGTTCTATCTACATGATATTCCCCGGAGAAGGCATTAAATGTAACTCCAACGTATCCGCTGTGGTAAGTGCAACGACTACGGCGGTTGTGTTTTATGGCTAAGAAAACCCCATCCCTAGCAGTCGGTCGTGGCGAGAAGCTTCCGGTTAAGCAAGGGGCGGGGCTTACCGCCAAAGGCCGTGCGAAGTACAACGCAGCAACTGGGTCAAACCTAAAAGCCCCGCAGCCAGAGGGTGGCCCACGTAAGAAATCATTCTGCGCTCGCATGTCTGGTATGCCCGGTCCGATGAAAGACAAAAACGGTAAGCCTACCCGCAAAGCAGCATCACTAAAAAGATGGAAGTGCTGATATGAACGAACACCACTACATGGTAAAACAAACGCTGGATATAGTGTCTGTAAGCACGGCGTTCCTGTCTTTCCTTAATATGCTCTCACCTCTGTTTGGCTTGGTAGCCATGATCTGGACGTTGATGCGCATAGCTGAGATGGTTGCGGGTAAACCTTTTTCGAAAATCATCCGTAAGAAAAAAGAGGAAGAAAATGGCAACTAAAAAGGTCAAAAAGTTTGGTAGCGGCGGTGACATTGTTACCGGCCTTGGCGCGGTCCTACTTGGCAAAGCTCTTTACGACGAGTACAACAAGCCAAAAAGCAAAGACGCTAGTACGACGGACAGCCCTGTAAAGAAACAGACGCCTGACGTAAAGGTTTCTCCTCCATATAAAGACCCCGACCCCGACCCCGTTGTAGTTAACAAAGTTAACAAAGACGAAGCTAGAGAAGCTGCACAAAAACGCGCAGAAAACCAGTCAAAAAACCCTAGGTTGAACTTAGTGCCTGAAGGTTTATCCGATAAGGATATAAATACGCTGTACGAATCCGACAAGGCTCTTGTAAGAACAGACGGCGGTGGTGGCGGTGGCGGTGGCGGTGGCGGCAGTCGTGGCGCAAGAATCCCCCCTAAATCACAAGTGGTGCCAAAACTTAAACCGGGCGAGTCTAGAGTAACAGGTGAAGGCACTTTAAAGCCTTACCCTAATAAGTCAAAGCCAAACGAAGAACGCCCATCTAAGCCTTACCCGTCAGAGCAGGCAGATGCTACTAAACGCGCACTTAACGAAAACAAAACCGCTGCGGATAAAGCCGCTGCGGATAAACGATTAAAACCGTCTGATGTCAGCGGCGTAGGTTTTGGTGCTACTAGCCTAACCAACATAGCTAGGAGCGAAGCAGCAGCAAGGGAAAAAGCAGCAAGAGATCGTTTAAAAAAATTTGAAGAAAAAAGAAGAGAATCTAAAGAGCGTGATGCTAGACGAACCCAAGCTCAGAATAAAGCTAAGTCTGGCACATCACTTAGAGCGCCCGGCTCTAGCATGAATTTAAATGACCCATACAACATGATGCTTGGGTCTGATCTTGACCCTAAACGGATGGTTAGGGAAAATAGATCAAGGATACCCGGCGACAAAACTGAGTACAAAAAAGGCGGAGCGGTTAAGAAGATGGCTTCTGGTGGTTCTGTTAAATCCGCCTCTGCCCGTGCTGATGGCTGCGCAATTCGTGGAAAGACGAGGGCTTAATCATGGCTTACAAATCTAAAGACAAGATTCACTACGACTCCGCTACGGGTTCTACTTTCAAAGAAGCGTTTGCTGACGCTCGTAAAGAAGGCAAAAAAACCTTTGAGTGGGCTGGCAAGAAGTATGGCACCAAGCTAAAAGGCGAAGGCGAATCAAAGCAAGGTAAGGCTGGTACTACGGGCGTCGAAGCGGGTATTGCTGCGGCAGAAGCGCAAAAGGAATCAAGAAACCCAAACTCCCCGCGTTTACTCTCTATACTGAATGTGCGTAATAGAGCCGACGAAGCAAGATACGCTGCGGGACGAAAAAACGAAACCGAATCTGAGAAAGAACAAAAACGTGTTGCTGGGTTGCAATCCACCGGTACGGGCAGGGCGCTAACAAATATACAAGCACCGCGTGTAACGCAGACTATGAAAGCCAATCAGGCTGGTGCAGATGCTGCCAAGAAAGAGTTTGAAAAAAGAGACTCAATGGCGCGTGGTGCGTACGAAGGCCAAGGAGAAGACTACGACGCGATGAAAAAAGGCGGCAAGGTCAAGAAGATGGCTTCGGGTGGTATGGCTTCCTCCCGTGGTGACGGCATCGCCCAGCGGGGTAAGACGAAAGGCAGGATGTGCTAATGCCAGCCAAGTCAGCTAAGCAGGAAAAGTTTATGCAAGCAGTCGCAAACAACCCAAAGTTTGCAAAGAAGGTCGGCGTCCCTGTAACTGTGGGACAAGAGTTTACTAAATCAGGAGGCGGTATGGCATCGAAGATGAACCCCGGCATGATGGCAATGATGAAGAAAAAAGCTCCAGCTAAAAAGATGGCAATGGGCGGTATGCCTATGGTTATGAAGGATGGTCAAAAAGTCCCAGCTTTTGCTGCTGATGGCAAAGGCAAAATGAAACACGGCGGTATGGCTACGAAGAAAATGGCCTCTGGTGGCATGACATCAATGGGTTCGGTTCGTACCGCTGCTCCTAGCAAAGATGGTGTTGCTCAACAAGGCAAGACCAAGGGTAAGCAAGTTGTTATGGCTGGCAACAAGCGCATGAACAAAGGCGGGAGAACCTGCTAATGATGCCCTCACGCGGTATGGGTGCAATTAACCCTTCCAAGATGCCCGGCGGGAAGAAGAAAGCCCGTCGGGATGACACCGACTTTACGCAGTACAAAGAAGGTGGGAAGGTAAACGCCGCCGGTAACTACACCAAGCCCGGAATGCGTAAGTCTATGTTTGAAAGCATTAAGGCTCGTGCGGTTCAGGGTACAGGTGCAGGTCAGTGGTCAGCCCGTAAGGCTCAGTTGCTTGCAAAGAACTATAAAGCCAAGGGCGGCGGGTACAAGGACTAGTATGAAAGCCCCGCAACAGTCGCTGAAAAACTGGGGTGACCAGAAATGGCGGACTAAGTCCGGTAAACCATCCAGTAAAACCGGTGAGCGGTATCTGCCGGAGAAGGCAATTAAGGCACTAAGCCCCGCAGAGTACGCGGCAACTACGAAAGCCAAGCGAGCAGGGAAAGCAAAAGGTAAGCAGTTTGTAGCACAGCCCAAAGGTATTGCGAAGAAAACAGCGGGGTATAGATAATGGCTGATATAAACCCAACAGCAAATGATTTCCGTGTTGTGGATGGTAAACACTTCCATAATAACCAAGAAGTTTCACCAGACGTATTTAAGCAACGTAAAACCGCTGCGGATCAGGCAATTAAAAACTTCGAAAGCGCCCCAACACCGGGGTTTGAAGATATGGAAGCCGATATGAGAGGTTTTAAAGAACGCGCAGAAGCCAGACGAAAAGCGGCGGGCAAGAAGGCGGGCGGGGCAATTAAATCAGCTTCTGCCCGTGCAGACGGCATAGCAATACGTGGAAAGACGAGAGCTTAAATGGCATTTTCTACAAACACAACTGCGTTTAACCCAGACCTCAATGAGATATTCGAAGAGGCTTTTGAGCGTTGTGGCTTAGAACTTCGCACGGGCTACGACTTCCGTACTGCGCGTCGGTCGTTGAACTTCCTGATTGGCGAGTGGGCTAACCGTGGTATCAACCTGTGGACGATTGAGCAGGGTTATATTAATCTGGCGCAGGGGGTAACGACCTATGATTTACCTGATGATACCGTTGATCTTATTGAACATGTTATTCGCACTGATTCCGGACAGGGTTCTAACCAGACTGATCTGAACATCACCCGTATCAGCGTCTCCACCTATTCGACTATCCCTAATAAGCTGGCTGAAGGCCGTCCAATTCAGGTCTGGATTAATCG